ATGGCACTGAATATTCCATTCAGAAATGCGTACTATCGTTTTGCATCCAGTTACTCATTTCTCTTTTTTATTTCCTGGTCGCTGTGGTGGTCGTTATACGCTATTTGGCTGAAAGGACATCTAGGGTTGACAGGGACGGAATTAGGTACACTTTATTCGGTCAACCAGTTTACCAGCATTCTATTTATGATGTTCTACGGCATCGTTCAGGATAAACTCGGTCTGAAGAAACCGCTCATCTGGTGTATGAGTTTCATCCTGGTCTTGACCGGACCGTTTATGATTTACGTTTATGAACCGTTACTGCAAAGCAATTTTTCTGTAGGTCTAATTCTGGGGGCGCTCTTTTTTGGCCTGGGGTATCTGGCGGGATGCGGTTTGCTTGACAGCTTCACCGAAAAAATGGCGCGAAATTTTCATTTCGAATATGGAACAGCGCGCGCCTGGGGATCTTTTGGCTATGCTATTGGCGCGTTCTTTGCCGGCATATTTTTTAGTATCAGTCCCCATATCAACTTCTGGTTGGTCTCGCTATTTGGCGCTGTATTTATGATGATCAACATGTGTTTTAAAGATAAGGATCACCAGTGCGTAGCGGCGGATGCGGGAGGGGTAAAAAAAGAGGATTTTATCGCAGTTTTCAAGGATCGAAACTTCTGGGTTTTCGTCATATTTATTGTGGGGACGTGGTCTTTCTATAACATTTTTGATCAACAACTTTTTCCTGTCTTTTATGCAGGTTTATTCGAATCACACGATGTAGGAACGCGCCTGTATGGTTATCTCAACTCATTCCAGGTGGTACTCGAAGCGCTATGCATGGCGATTATTCCTTTCTTTGTGAATCGGGTAGGGCCAAAAAATGCATTACTTATCGGTGTTGTGATTATGGCGTTGCGTATCCTTTCCTGCGCGCTGTTCGTTAACCCCTGGATTATTTCATTAGTGAAGCTGTTACATGCTATTGAGGTTCCACTTTGTGTCATATCCGTCTTCAAATACAGCGTGGCAAATTTTGATAAGCGCCTGTCGTCGACGATCTTTCTGATTGGTTTTCAAATTGCCAGTTCGCTTGGGATTGTGCTGCTTTCAACGCCGACTGGGATACTCTTTGACCACGCAGGCTACCAGACAGTTTTCTTCGCAATTTCGGGTATTGTCTGCCTGATGTTGCTATTTGGCATTTTCTTCCTGAGTAAAAAACGCGAGCAAATAGTTATGGAAACGCCTGTACCTTCAGCAATATAGACGTAAACTTTTCCGGTTGTTGTCGATATCTCCCTATCCCTCAACCGGAAAATAATAATACTAAAGTGCTTAGCCCTGCTAATAATCACCTAATCCAAACGCCTCATTCATGTTCTGGTACAGTCGCTCAAATGTACTTCAGATGCGCGGTTCGCTGATTTCCAGGACATTGTCGTCATTCAGCGACCTGTCCCGTGTATCACGGTCCTGCGAATTCATCAAGGAATGCATTGCGGAGTGAAGTATCGAGTCACGCCATATTTCGCTATCAGGATTCTGTGTGATGGTTACATCGCCCGGCCCAGGGCTGTTTAGTCATCAGCGCTTTCTGACAGTGCTGAGATTTCAACCTGTTGCAGTAAAAATGAGTAGATATAAGGCAAGTGTGCTGCCAAACCTATCTTTTACGGGGTGAAGGTAGATTTCGTTTGAAGGGTATCTGGTGTCCCCTGCAGACATCTACTTAGATGTGGCAGGGGATTGATTAGAATGGTATTTTTTAGATGTGAGAAATATTTTACCCGCTATTTTACCCATTAGCGCGGCTTAAGAGCTTATTTTTGAATTCACAATGGTCACGATATAACCATCTTGCTCGACCGTGGATAACTTTGGCTTTAGGCAGGTCGCCGGACTTAATCCGGTCGTAGATGAAGGTTTTACCAAAGCCAGTATCAGCCATGATGAATTTCAAATCAACCAGTGAATCAGGTTGTAGTTCGTGTTGCATGAGTGCTATCTCCGAATAGGGAATCGAACCTGCAAATCAGGCAATAAAAAACCGCCATCAGGCGGCTTAGTGTTCTTTCAGTTCTTCAATTCGAATATTGGTTACGTCTGCATGTGCTATCTGCGCCCATATCATCCAGTGGTCATAGCAGTCGTTGATGTCCTCTGCTTCGATAACTCTGTTGAATGGTTCTCCATTCAATTCACCTGTGACTCGGAAGTGCATTTGTGATTTCCCCAAAAGATGCTTGAGTGCGCTTCTTATTCGATTCGCACACCTGGTATTTCGCCTTTTGAAATGGCTAAGTCATAAATTTGCGCAGCACTATACCCATCTCGCATCCATGAATCTAAGGCGCGAATAGCCTCGCTACGCTTTTTATCTTCTCTTTCATTTTTGATATCAACGAGGACATCAACGCAATTAAGGCATATGTGGATTTTGTCCTTACATTCGATCATGGCAGCTTTACCATGATTTCCGCCACACAGTGAGCATAAATCTTCAGGGTCTGGCTGGTATTTCTGTAACGTTAAAGGGTTGAATGTTGAACAGGCCATAATCATCTCCATAAAACAAAACTCGCCGTAGCGAGTTCAGATAAAAGAAATCCCCGTCAGTGCGAGGATTGTTATTGTCTTTTCTTCGTGCATTTGTCGCACTTTCGGCACCATCCAGATAGGCACATCCGTCCGCAATTAACACATATAGGCCACATCATTTTTCCTCTTTTGGTTTATGAATCTGAATGGTCATGCCGCTTTGAGTGGTGACTACAATGACATAACCAGGCTGAAGACTGTTAAGATTGAATGCTTCGTAAAACGAATCCAAGGCCAGCGCTTTTTTATTCTTTCGGTTCCACCAACGCCATCCCTTGCTACAGGCTACACTGACAATCCACTGCCCACTCCTGTAAGCCATATAAAACCAGATGAGCAAAACCTGAAGGAATGCTATCCAGTCAATAATCGTATATTTCGCGAAGGAGTCCATCACTTCACCTCCTGCTGCGGTGCTGCTGGCATTTCACGCCAGTGCGTAACTGAGTGCGGATCCGGATATTCGGTGCCATCATCCCAGCGATTGCCATTCCACATTGCAGACCACATCTCACCGTCTTCATACATGACCATTACCGGAATTAACTTATCCGGCATTCGCTCACTACAGCATATCCAACCATCCGGAGTTACCGGAGAGTTGCCCGATAGCGCATTACGCAATCGCTCCAGCTTCACGTATTCCTGAACCCTGTTTCCGTCGCATGCCTGAAGCCATTGCGCAGCCTTTTGCGCATCAGTGTGAAAGGCACAAGTGCGACCGTCATCAAATTGCATTTCGTAGAGGTCAGCAACTTGTTCAAACTGCGTATGTTGTGACTTGTAAGTTTGGCTTACAGGTTCGGCACCATGAAGCATGGCGGCGCGGAGTTTCTGTATCTCCCGTGCCATTATTGCGTCCTGACGAGGAGTGAACATATCACCTGCAATAATTCTGTTTAGTTCCTCGTCAGTGAACTCATAATCATCAGGAACATTGTGAACCTCAGCATAAAGAGGCTTTTTTGTAGAAATGGTCATCGTAAAACATCCTCCGCACTTACCAGTCCGTTTCGCAAAAGATAATCCATCGCCCTATCAGGTAATTTGCAATCAGGTTTTGCTTTTTTCAGTTGGCTGACCAATTGTTTAACCAGCATTGTTAATTCGATCACCTGGTAGCGCGGCAATGGTGAATTATCGGATTTGCCCTGACTGTCATCACTGCATGAATGCCCTTCCAGCCAGGCCAATGCTTGTCGCATGAAATACGCAATATGTTTGCCGTGGTAATCGTCTTCATCGATGTGAAAAGCGATACTGCGGATGTATTCTATTGCATTTTCAATGGCCTCCAACGCTATCGGCGCTGGCGGTGCGGTATAAAACTTCGTCCCCAGCGGCAACAACTTCATCGCTTTTTCTCCCTTAATGATGCGATAAGTTGATTTCCCGCCAAGGTCTACCGTTCCATCCATAACAAGGCCGAGTCGCTTCTCTGAAACCTCACCAATAGGCTCTGCTTCCAGCGATGCCAGAGCAATTCGTGCCAGTTCTTCCGCTTCTTCTGCTGGCAGTACAACGTTGCTACCAGGTCCGTATGTTTCGCGCCACTGCTTGATTGTCAGTAGTCGCTCTTTGGTAATAGTGGTCATGGGTTATCCTCTTAGCGCCACAACGCGCACTTCTGGGTCAAAAGATGGTGCATTCTCATCTGTAACATCAGCAACATGACCTACAAAGTCGTTATACTCACCCTCTGATTGGTCATAGCCCTGCCAGACCACGACAGCCTCAGGAGGCATTTTTCTGAGCTTGCTGATTAACTGCCTAACCGTCAGCGACATCTCACTCTCCTTTGATGCGAATGCCAGTAGCGCGGATAGATTTCCATTGTTTCCACATTCGGTTGAAGTCTGTGCCTGATAAGGTTGCGTTACGGTATCCAGTTTCGGTACGCAATCCTTCAAGCGTCGATTTGGAGATACAAATTGAATGCATTACCCATGATTCAAACAAATCACGCTCCCGGGCTTCGCAACTTTGCTTACTCATCTCTTCGATACGTTCAGCCATCGCAGCACACTCTTCAAAGTTGCTTAATGCTTTTCGCTCCCATTCGGCGCATTGTTTTCCAAGCTCTGCAATCAGCTTGTCTTTGCCTTCCAGCTCAACACGCAGTTTCCCTACCGTTAGCGCAATATCCTCGTTCTCCTGATCGCGGCGTTTGATGTATTGCTGGTTTCTTTCCAGTTCATCCAGTAATGCCAGCACAGTAGCCGGATTGGCTGCGGCGATGAATTCAGCATTGGCCTGCTGTTCCATTTGGAAATCTTCATCGAAACCGCTTTCTGGATGTGCTCCTTCAATTCTGCAAATGGGAAGATATCCAACAACTTCACGATGAATTAACGCATCATCACAATCAAATCGGCTCTCTCCATATTCGAGCGACCATACACCACACGTTGCTTTTTCTGCCTTGGCACGCAGTGCCTGATAGTCAATCTTGCTCACTGGTTGCCTCCTTTGCGAATCTGTTCCGCCCATTCTTCAAGGGATTTCTCCGCATATTCACCAGACAGGCCATCAATCGGATGCGGTTCATTAGCCAACTCTTCTTTCGCTGACAGAATCATGCGCGTAACATCGAAAACTTCACGTAAAGACTTATTGATAAATCCGTGGTTGAAAGCAGCAGCAAGACGGCTTGCGGCATAGTTAATACCCTCGTTGCGTGCTTCCGCACGTACTTCAGCCAGGAAAGCATCGGTGGCTGGGGTTTTGATTTCGTTAAGCGCATCACTGAATAAACCACGCTCCATACCTAGCTCTGCTTCGTAATCGGCATCGAATGCAGCGTCTTTGCAGAACTTCTTCATCCCCGCACTCTCCGCTGCCAGCGCCGCGCACTTGGCCTCAAGGTTATCAATCGTGATTCCAGCAGAACGACACTCCCGCAACGCCGTTTCCAGTTTTGATTCAAGTTCACCGAACTTACGGACAAGATATTCAGCGTTTGTTTCGTTAACCTTTAGATCTCGTGGGATGCATTTACCTTTCAGAAAACCATCCATCTCAATTAGTGACATTTGTTTCATTTTTTCCCACTCCGCCACATAGCATTCAGATATTTGTTGTCATTAACAGAACCGAAACTCTTTCTCTTAAGCAATTACTCTCTCGATGGCATTGGCTTTACGCGTTGGCGAATAATCATTTCTGCCGGAAGAATGCCGGGATTGTATGCAAGTCCTCTCATGGTAAATTCCTCAGTCATTACTGATAGCGCCATAGCGTGAGCGGTAATTACGCAGGCGCGGGTCAATTTCAGGGAAGTGGGTATATGTGGCTTTGCGGAATGGTCGGATTGATGTCTGGTAAATTCGCTCGCGTTCTTCTTTCTCTGCAAGCCATATACAATGGCGAAATTCCTTTTCCTCTTTCGTTTCCTGCGGTAGCGACATTATCCGATCGTAGTTTTTTCTGAATTTATCCAGCACCTCCGATACGGAATTGCCGGAACAGCGGCGTGGGTCATCCGCACCATACAGAGGCGCTGGCATAATTAAATCCTTATTTTTCTAAATCAGAATGGGATGGAATCGTCGTATACAGGAGTGTTCTGCTGGTTACTACTTTGCTGCTGCGGGCCATTTCCTGAAGCTGCAAATCCAATCTTTGCATTCAGTAATTCAAGAGTGATTGATTGACCATTTTGCCCCTGATAAACATCAACCCTGATGTTTTCTCCGGTAATTTCCACAATGCCACCTTCAACAAGAACACTACGGTAGTAATCCGCTTGCGCTCCCGGCTTGGCAAATACAACGGCGCTGTAGTTTGTCCATTCTTTCTTTTTTGTCTGGCGATCGTAATACTGAACGCCAGCACGGATGTTGAATCCGATATTTTCCCCGGCCTGAAACTCTCTTGCGGGCTTGTTTAGTCTTACAGTAATCGAATGTGCCATTAAGCAGCAGCTCCTTCTAATTCGTCTCGTCTGATGTTGTAAACGTCCTGCGCTTTGTGCTGCTCCGGTGTGCCTTCGAGCATCTTCCACGCTTTGGCGAACGCCTGTTTAAGCTCTTCCACGGTGTTTTTCTGCAATGCTGCGTCAGTGAATGCTTTTAGAACCTGTTCAGGTGTAGGTGATGGTTTTGACTGCTTTGCTGCTGCGTTCTGCTGATGTTTATGCTCGTCGGTATCTGCATCTTTCGCATCATCAATGCCGAACAAACCATTGAGGCAATACTTGCGTGCATAAGAGCTTGTAGCTCCCGTAACTTGTGCAGAATCCATTCCTTTCTTGCTTTCTTCCTCTCGTGCAAGAGCGGTTGCCGTATGACTGTTTTCGCCATCGGTAATAGTTGCCGTGGCTTTCACATAATACCGATCACCAATCAACACAACTTCATCGCTGATTGATAAAAACAGGCCATTCAGTAACGGCTTAACGCCTTCAAGAATGTCTTCGCAGCTTCTGTATTTATATTTACCGAATGAGTCGTACTGATTCTTTGGCGCGTTCAAGTTCTCCTGAATAGCTGCCAGTCTTGCGTAAAAGTCTTTGCTCATATGTTTGTTCTCAGAATGGGCATGGCCCAAGGAAATAACGCTGATTTAATACTTCAGTCTTTGCCGCATTTAAAAATACGCGAACACCTTCACGATCTCCCTTCTGGCGATACATTAACGCCTGCTGCGTGTACATGCGTCTCTGTAACTTGCTCTCCTTCACTGTGGTTGCAAGTGACATGAATATCTCCTTCGTTACCGATTAATTCTTTCATCTGACGAATGAATTCTTCGTCTGACCAGTTATCTGTGAAACTCATTTCCTGCGATACCACGGAAGGTTGATAGCTGATTTCATCGCTTTATTTGCTTCAAGCCACATTTTTGAATCACCAATAAATCTGGCTATTACTGCTTTGTTTTGTGCCGCACGAAGCATCTGGTGATTAATGGCTATTTCATTGCGCATAACGCCTCCAGTTGTTTCTTTGCTGCTCTAATTAATTGTTTAACTCGGCGTGATAATTCAGATTCGTGCGGGTAGAAAGCGGACATGACGCCGCTACCCGCGAGCTGAAAGTGCATCATGGGTAACTCCTTATATTTGATTGCATAACGAAAACGCCTCGAGTGAAGCGTTATTGGTATGCGGTAAAGCCGCGCTTAGGCGGCTGATGTTTCTTCTTTCAGGCTTTCGAGATATTTACGTGGGTCGTCGTAACATTGGCATTCGCTGTACCAATCCACCCAGCGATCAGTAAGCCCCACCTCTGATAAATCTTCATCGGTAAGGCTCTCATCCCACATCTCAAGGCCGTTAGCATTGCAGTAATCAGGCTTGATGTTGTTGTCATACTGAAAGGCGTCATAATCAGCCAGTGCGCCCATCAGGCGAACACCCTCTTCAACACTTGCCACTTCTGCAATGAACGGTTTCATAGGTACTTGCGGGATATGCCAGACACGTAATTTCATATTTCCTCCGTCAAAAAAATCGCCCTCACATTGGAGGGCAAAGAAGATTTCCAATAATCAGAACAAGTCGGCTCCTGTTTAGTTACGAGCGACATTGCTCCGTGTATTCACTCGTTGGAATGAATACACAGTGCTTATTCGTACTAATAAAATACCCAATTTTCTGTTTCTTGGTTGTGTCCAAAGTTATATTCAATATCTGGTGTTGATGTATCAATATTTTTCATCCCATCAACAAGAGTTGATACAACAGCCAAATCTTGTTTTATTCTCATTAAATGGTATTTCTTCCGGCGCAATAAACTTTCAATAGCAAGTTTCTTCGTTGGGAATGCAAAAGATCTTTCTGCATTTTTTGCTACTTTCTTAATTGCATATCTATTTCTCCTTTGTTTCCATTCCTGTAACCACTGATTTGGTGCTGGTTTAAAATTAACAATCCAATGCGCAGGAACCAACCATGCATAATGCTCTGTCTGATGAAAAGCTATATATTGAAGTGCGAATATTTTGATTCCATCTTCTTCAACTGTCGCCTGGAATCTCCAGAAAACAGGCATTCCATCATGTTCAGTTTCTGATTCAGGAAAAGGTACGCTCCATGATTTTGTCATATCTCACCTCAAATAAGTGGTTTGCTGTCTAATTTCATTTTCTGGCGACCAACACAAGTCACACCCATTTCACTGCGTGGCTTGCGGTAGTAAAGATTGTGCCTGTCTTTTAACCACATCAGGCTCGGTGGTTCTCGTGTACCCCTACAGCGAGAAAAATAGTAAAATCCTCTTACCCCTACAGTAAGAGAGTAATTTATATGGATGTGTTATCTGGTATAACTGCCGCGAAACAGGCTTATGATCTGCTGAAGACAATAAAAGAAACCAGAGACGATGCTGTTATCGCTAAAGCTATTGGTGATCTACACCAAAGAATAACTGACTTACAGATGCTTAATGCGGAGCTCTCTGGCCTTTATCAGGCCGAGAAGGAGATCGCAATGAAGCTTCGAGATGAAAATAGAAAAATCAAGATGTTTGTTGTGCAAGCTGAGAATTATGAACTTCATACAACTGAAGGTGGTTCTGTCGTGTATCGACCTAAGAGTCATTCCGATCCTTCTATTCAGCAGCATAACCTTTGTGCACATTGCTTCGGCGAACATAAAATATCGATACTTCAACCAAGCACGGTTACTATAAAATCTAATGGGTTCTTTGTGCATTCATGTCCTCGCTGTAAGAATGAATACCGGATGTATAGAGCGCCAGACCCTAAGCCTGTATATGTACCGCCGCTGACAAATTATTAATTTTATTCCTGAAATGGCCTCTTCACCCCCTTACTTTGTCAGGGGGATATCTCCTTCAGTTTTGACCATTCGCCTTAATACTTTCCTTAAGTCGATGTAAAGTTGAAGGTCTCCATTTGCTGCGGCATCAGCCATTTTTTGCCTGACAAGCAGTAATGTTTCATACGGCTCAATAAGAATATCGTCATGAGTAATTAGGTGAAGCGTTGCCGCATCAACTATTCCTAGAGCTGCGCCAAGTATCAAAAATTCCCTGCTATTTTTGTCGCATGAGGAGATAAGCGTATTTAGCGCATACCTAATATTCTTTATAGCTGTTGTTAATGCTGCAATTTCTTCTATGGCGTCTTCTCCAATGAGCTTTTTAAGCTCATATTTTTCTTCCTGACCCATAATTACCTCGCCGTCAGTTGTTTTGATTTCCGGTAGCCTGCCGCGTAAATGGCTACGTTTGGCAGGCAAATACTTCCACTGCATTCATCTGCCTTCTTGCAGCGAAGGCTTCCGAGTGATGCTGCTTTATCTGCTCTGACGCAACCAGAGAGCTTTAGCGCAATTTTTCGTGCCAATCGCTGTTCTTGCATTGCCTGTTCACGTTGAGCCTGTCTGCGTGCTCTGCGGCGATTTCTGGCGTTATCGTCAGCCAGATATGTAATGACTACTGTCATGTTGACCTCCGATGATTGACTTTGGCGGTGACGCGCCGGGTGCTTATCTTCCGGTTGCCGTCGTGCAGCTGCACTTCACGTCACCCCAAAGCCAACTACTCTTTGGTTCCCGCATTTCGGCGGGACAATCCCATCAATGTTAAAGAGCCTGCCAATCTGTTCCGTTTGGCTTCCAGCGTCCTGCTGATGGCTTAAAGATAACTTAGGTTATAGGTGTGGTCAATAACCTAATTTATATTTTATGGTAAATAGGTTATAAGTGATGGATAACAAAGGTATTTTATTTTTGTAAATGTTGCTGATTGATTGGTGTTTGAGGGCTTGCGTGCGGGGTGAAGGTGTTACCTTTGGCTTGATGCTTGTCTATGATGAGGATGGTTGATTGGGTGGTGAACGGCAGGAAAAGAAAACCCGGCGCTGAGGCCGGGTGTTTTTAGTCTTTTCTTTTGCTTAGCATTTCGTCGATTTCTAAGTCAATACGATATTGATCTATTGCTTTTCTCTCGTTTGGGGTTGGTATTTTATACTGTTCAATTAGATCTGTTGTGTATTTTATTTCATCTAATGTGATTTTTATATCAGAGAGAATCTCTTTTATATCAATTATATGCTCTTCTTCTTTTGCACGATTAGAGCTATGTTCAATCATTTGAGATAGCTTTTTACTAATGCTTAGCAAAACAAAAAGAATGATGACCAAAACAACAACAAAAACTATCAGAAATTCCATTATCCCTCCGCACTTCCGTAAGTCTTCTTCTGATTATCGGTTACCAACTATGAGACGACCAGAATACTCTGCCAATAATCCTTACGGTTTCATGAAATTCATCTCTATCCATTACTTCATCCGGGTACTCTTCGCGATTTATTGATCTGATTATCACCGATGTAGGGGTGGCGATTAATGTTTTTACTCGTAACAAATCAGACTGGCAAATAGCGTAGGTTTTACCATCTCTGATTGTGGTATCTTGCGTGTTAACACCAACAACATCGCCATCGTGAAGCGTTGGTTCCATGCTTTGCCCTACAACCCTAACTAGCTTGGCTGATCTTTCAGATACTCCCATCTTTTTCAGATAGTGCTTTCTGAAAACCAAAGAGAACTCCGATGATTCCTCTAGCTCGCAGCTACCGCTTCCAGCTGAAAGCGAAACGTTAAGAAGAGGCAACGCAACAAACTCGTCATCGTTTCTTTTAATGTCTTCCCATACCACAGCTTTTAAAGATGAATCACGGACATTGGATGGTTCTTCATGTGCACCATCCCTCATTTCACCAATACCAGAACTAAGCCATTCAGGACGCACTTTTAAAGCATTGGCTAATTCAACCATCTTGCGAGATCCGTTTGTTTTACCGGACGACATCTTCTGTATGGCTGGCTGAGATATTCCAACCATGTCAGCAAGCTGTGATTGTGATACCCCTGCTGAGCTCATGGCTGCATTTAGTCTTTCTGCGAATGTTTTCATACCCACAAATCTATAACTACGGTTATCCAAAGTAAAATAACAAAGGTTATTGCTATTTTTTATAACTTGAGTTATCTTTGGTTATAAGTAATGACCACAAGAGGTATGCTCATGAATTTAGTAATTCAACGAGCCTTGAAAATTGTCGGTAGCCAAAAGCGCCTTGCCGACAAGTGTGGTGTAACGCAGCCAGCAGTACACAAATGGCTGAAAGGCGGGTTGGTCTCTCCAGAGAAAGTTACCGCCATCGTTAACGCCACTGGAGGGCAGATCAAGGCTTACGAAATTCGCCCCGATTTGCCACACCTGTTTCCAAAACCGAATCAGGCAGCATAAGTAACACCGCTCTTTAACAGTCATGGTCCTCATTCCCGCCGAAATGCGGGAATACAACGCGCATAAGTTGATGCGCATAACTTCTTATTTGTTAAGGAAATACTTACATATGGAACTTACAAGTACTCGCAAGAAAGCGAATGCAATTACAAGCAACATCCTGAATCGAATTGCTGTACGTGGTCAGCGAAAGGTTGCCGACGCGTTAGGGATTAATGAATCGCAAATTTCGCGATGGAAAGACAGCTTCATCCCAAAAATGGGAATGCTTCTGGCTGTTCTTGAATGGGGTGTTGAAGACGAGGAGTTGGCGGAACTGGCTAAGAAAGTAGCCAGAATGCTGACAAAAGAAAAAGCCCCGAAGAACGGCGAATTCTTCGAGGCCTGATGTAGAAAGACTGGATCAATCCACAGGAGTAATTATGACATACGAAAATGACAAATTCCAGGTTCTGAAGAGCATGAAGGTGCCAGATGATTTTAAATCAAATGGCTTTGTTTATGTGCTTTCGAATGAGTGCATGCCAGGAATTTATAAGATTGGGATGACTAAGCATTCACCAGAAGTTAGGGCTAAAGAAATTTCAGCCTCTACTGGCGTTCCTAAGCCATTTAAGGTGATAGCAGCCTTTCATTCAAATAATCCCGCATCAGATGAAAAACTCATTCATAAAGCCTTTGCAAAAGAGAGGCTTAGTGATAATCGAGAGTTTTTCAAGCTTGAAGATAATGAGCTTTCTGAATCTCTAAATGAAATAAGGGCGCTGGTTGGCCCTGAAAGAAATGGCGAGACGGCAGAATACGCAATTTACGACTCATTCATTTCTTTTCGCCATGAAAATGAGCTTGATCTTAATGATGAGCTTATAGAGCAAGGTATGGGTAGTGTAGTTGGTCATCTTCCTGCGGTGAAAAATTTCCTTATTCGCGCCGGAATTGATTACGCGAAGCAACTGATAAGCAAATATAACTCATCGATAGTTATTAATACAGATGGCAGTGTGGCGATGGTTAAGTCTCTTGAAGCCCAATGCTTTGATGCGGAGGTTGGAAATGAGCCTGGCTGAAGTATTTTACCTGCCGAAGAGTGAACCTGTTGAACAGGAGCGAAGAGTGGCTGATATCGATGATGGTTACACCAGATTCGCTAACGAGCTGCTGGAAGCTATCGCAAGTGCCGATTTAACCGCTCGCCAGTTGAAAGTTATGCTGGCCTACGTCCGGAAAACATATGGCTTCAATAAGAAAACAGATCGAATAGCCGATGAGCAAATTGCTCAGTTAACAGGACTGTCAAGGCAGAATGTTAACAAGGCTAAAAAAGAACTGATTTCAATGAATTGCCTGTTTATGGATGGAAATCAAATCGGTGTAAACAGGGAGGTATCTGCGTGGCAATTCAGCAAGTGTCTCCAAGTTAGCAACTTTGTCTCGAAGTTAGAGACAAAAAATGTCTCCAAATTAGAGACACTCAATGTCTCGAAGTTAGAGACACTCAATGTCTCGAAGTTAGAGACACACAAAAGACATTCTTTAAAGACAAAAGAAAATATTAATAAACCCCCTATATCCCCCAAAAAAGTTTCTCAGAAGTTCGACCCGCTAGAAACAGAGTTGCCTGATTGGTTATCGGCAGAAACATGGTTGTCGTGGGTTACCTATCGCAAGGAGATAGGTAAGTCGATCAAGTCTAAGCAAAGTGTCACTCAGGCTATCAACGTTCTAAGCAGAAGTCTGGAGAAGGGATATACACCTGAAGAAATTATAAACCAGAGCATCGCCAGTGGTTGGCAGGGGATTTTTGAGCCCAAGACTCCAAAGGGGAAATCTCAACCGAGTCCGCAGCATCGAGCTATGCAGGAAAACTTTGCCACCAAAGATTACGGACAAACTGAAATGCCTTCATGGGCGCAGGAGTGAACATGACGCTGGATGAAAAGATCTCCCAACTGGAGAAAAAACTTGCAGAATTGAGTTCTCCGCCAATTGCTATCGAGCATACAGCTGTAGAAATTGGCACTGGCATCTGTGAAAAACATGGTGAGTTTGAGCAGCGTAACCGTTACTCGACTGGGCCAATTAAGTTTGCTTCAAGACCTAGCGAATGCCCGGAATGCATGAGAGATGATCTTATTCGGCTACAGGCAGAGAAGATTAAAATCGACGAGGAATCACGTAAGCGCAATGTCGAGTTTCTGTTGAATAATCTTGATATTCCTGAACGATTCAAGGGTTGCACACTACAGAACTACGAGCCAGTCAACGACGATGCAAAGAGAGTGCTCAGGGTGTGTCAGGCATACGCCAGCAAATGGCCTGAGAGGTTACAGAAAGGCGGTGGGCTGGTTATGTGTGGAAAGCCTGGTACTGGAAAGAATCATCTTGCACTGGCTATCGCCCGGCACGCAATTACGGAACATCAAAGCTCAGCTATTTTCACAACGGCGCTGAAAATTGCCAGAGAATATAAATCAACATGGTCGAAAAACTCCACCCGCACTGAGGATGAAGTGATCCGACAGTTCACTAAACCTGACCTGCTAATTATCGATGAGGTTGGTGTGCAGTTTGGAAGCGAGGCGGAAAAGATGATCATGTTCGAAATCATCAACACCCGCTACGAGCGTATGAAGCCAACAATCCTGATTAGCAACCAGAGCAAAGATGAACTGTCTGCATTCATTGGTGAGCGTGTTATTGACAGGATGAATGATGGCGGCGGATGCACCCTTGCGTTTACATGGGATAGTTACAGGAGCAGATTGTGACTGGAAAAGAAATCATCCTGGAATATCTGAAAACTCATGAACAATTCTCCCCACATGAATTAGCTCTGATCACCGGAATACCAAATAACAGAATCGCTCAAGCAGCAAGGCATATGGTGAAACAAGGGCATTTGAGTGTTGTTGAGCGCAAGTGGAAGACGGTTATTTATGCAAAACGCAAAGTGAAGAAGGAGCCAATTAAAAGAAATCCAGATGGTACGGGGTGGGGATGTGCAAATCCAATGACGGCGTTTATTAATAGGGCGCTTATGGAAGTAAGGCAATGACCATCTACATCACTGAGCTAATAACAGGCCTGCTGGTAATCGCAGGCCTTTTTATTTGGGGGAGAGGGAATTGGAGGCTTTAAGAAATGAGTACGATAGCTGAGCTTGTCAGGGCTAATTTTCGTGAAGAGTTGGTGCGTTGGTATCGGTATCGTTCATCGTCCAGTTTGCCGATTGATGAGTTGTATGAGCATTCACCTGCTGCACGACGCTATCCGCGTGACCGTGTTCTTCGACGGTTGTTCAAACTCAACAATGAGTTTCAGCGCAACAGAATAATCCGGAGTCTGGAATCAAAGTGAAGGAGTGAGTATGAGTCGACGAAGTAGCTTTTTGGGGTTTGTAATATTCCTGTCCTGCACTGGTTACATCGTAATCTGGTCAATTTCGAACATTGACCGTGGCGGGGAATATCTCATTGTAATGTTCTTTCCTTTGTTTCTTGGGTGGTACGCCGCAAGGTTGCTGGAAGAATGGGGTTACAGGCATAAAAAATAAAGGAGTGTTCAGTGAAGCAAACCCTTTTTTATTGGATTAAGAGCGAGGGGTAAGTACCGATGGTAAATGCATTTATTTGTAGTTTATTTCTTGTCGCGATTTTTCATGGATTCCTTCTGATGATGAGTTTTGTTCTCTGGAATAATGGATATCGCATATTGGGAGTAGGTTTTGTTTTACGGTTTTCAGTTGTCTGCGCGTTGCTACCGATAATTATGGCGACTATCAAATATTATTGGTAACCAAAAAAAATCATCGATGGAGAGTGATATGGGCGAATCAAGAAAGCAGTTTGAGGAATACGTTGCCAAAAAATTGAGATTACCATTCGAGATGATAACCGAGGCAAGAAATGGTGATAGGTACTTCGCATTTTCAAGCATGGATATTCGTCACTCCTTAAATGAGTGGTGGACTTTATGGCAGGCATCGCGAGCAGCTATTGAACTGGATATCGACTGGCCAGAATCGAATGACGACTTTTGGAGAGATGGTGAAGAAGGTGCTTATGCGATGGGTTATGAGGATGGGCGTGACAAAACGGTAATTGCAGTAATGAAAGCTATCAGAGCCGCTGGAATTAAAGAGAAGAATTTCGATGAAGCAAACAATCTTCCTCCGAACTAAGCAACAACAGCAAGCCGCAATCAACGCCATCCTCGCAACACCACTCGATAAAGACAAGCCAGTTACCATCCGCATTACTGACTACAAGCGCAACCTTGACCAGAACGCAAAATTTCACGCGATGTTGGCGGATATCGCACGTCAGGTTCAATGGTGCGGAAAATGGTTAAAACCGGAACAATGGAAGGTTTTGTTGATCAGCGGTCATGCAGTGGCAACAAAACAGGAAGCTGATGTTTTGCCCGGGCTTGAAGGCGAATACGTCAACATTCGCGAAAGTAGCGCGCAGATGAGTGTGAAGCGTATGGCAAGTCTGATTGAGTACACGACAGCATGGGCTATTGGTCAGGGTGTCAGATTTACCGACAGGAGGTACGAATGAGACGACAGCGACGAAGTATCACCGACATCATCTGCGAAAACTGCAAATACCTTCCAACGAAACGCTCCAGAAATAAACGCAAGCCAATCCCAAAAGAATCTGACGTAAAAACCTTCAACTACACGGCTCACCTGTGGGATATCCGGTGGCTTAGAGAACGTGCGAGGAAATGACAATGCTTTTAATTCAACCTGGATTTGGACTTAGCATCAAAAAAGGCCACATGTTTGGCGAGAAAGAGTCACAACGAAAAATGGTGTCTATCCGGTTGCCATTTATCAGTATTTATTGGCTAAACAGGGAGGCAACAAATTATTGGTATACATGCGCCAGAGCAGCATTTAACGACCCTGACTGGTTTGTGAAAAACCACCACGCAGTTCGTCAGGCAAAGAGAAAGGCCAACATGACATACATGAAGGCGTATCAAAAAGCATGGAAAGAACACCGCGATCGATACCAGCAAGACATGGAAAAGCTTGAATCAGAAAACATGGAATTAAGACGAAAGCTTGGTGAAGCAAAACGAGACATTGATGCTTACAAGCGACTTTTTAATGGTGAAAGCCATGCTTAGCCCATCCCAATCCCTTCAATACCAGAAAGAAAGCGTCGAGCGGGCTTTAACGTGCGCTAACTGCGGTCAGAAGCTGCATGTGCTGGAAGTTCACGTGTGTGAGCACTGCTGCGCAGAACTGATGAGCGATCCGAATAGCTCAATGTACGAGGAAGAAGACGATGAGTGATTTCTCTGAGCTTATTTCCTTCAAAAAAGACAGAGAAGAAATGCGGACTGAATCTGTCTATTACGTTCAACACCGGAATAAACGCTCGGTGCTTGATCAGGAGCTGGTTATTACCGGAGACCTGGCATTCAGAACATATAAGGCCAGCATGGAAATGAAGGATTTCCCTAAATGTGGTTCTGAAAGAGAAGCCGCGTTAAAGCTGGCTGAGTGGATGCAGAGAATGGCTGCTGCAATTGAGAATTACTGGAGTGAACCATAATGGCTAACCTACGCAAAGAAGCGCGCGGCAGAGAATGCCAGGTACGTATTTACGGCATATGCAATGGCAATCCTGAAACTACAGTTCTGGCACATTACCGGATGGCTGGAATTTGCGGAACGGGAATGAAGCCTGACGACCTGATCGGCGCATGGGCTTGTAGCGCGTGTCACGATGAAATCGACCGACGCACCCATAACCTCGACAACAAAGACGCCAGACTTTACCACCTCGAAGGCGTGATCAGGACGCAGGCGATACTGCTGAAGGAGGGGAAGATTAAGCCATGAACGAATATCAGTTTGTGCTTCCATACCCGCCGTCGGTGAATACCTACTGGCGAAGACGGGGAAGCCAATACTACATCAGCGATAAAGGCCAGAAATACCGAAAAGACGTTCAGAAAATCATCCGCCAACTCAAGTTAGACATTTTCACCAAATCACGACTCCGCATCAAAGTAATCGCAGACGTTCCAGACTCCCGCCGCCGCGACCTCGATAACATCCTGAAAGGTTTACTCGACTCACTTATCCACGCCGGATTTGCGGAAGACGACGAGCAATTCGATGACATTCGCGTAATTCGTGGAGTGAAAGTACCAGGCGGAAGGCTTGGAATAAAAATCACCGAACTGGAGAACGTATGAACGCCACAATTCAAACGATACCAGAGCTTCTTATCCAGACACGAGGAAATCAGACCGAAGTGGCAAGGATGCTTTCCTGCGCAAGAGGAACAGTGCTCAAGTACAACCGAGACAGCAAAGGCGAGCGTCACGTAATAGTTAACGGCGTCCTGATGGTCACGCCAGGCAAAAAGGGAAGACGATGA